AGACGTCGGCGGTGCCGCCGGCCACCGCAAAATCCGCGGCGCCTGCGGCAAGTACGACGGTGTGGTCGTGACCGTAGCTGCCGTGCTGTTTAGAAACTTCATCGTTTCCAACTGCGCCGTCACCGAAGCGCGTGTCACTTGGATCTGGTTCGCTTGGTTGTCGAATATCGCGTTGGTGTTGGCCGTGCCGTAGGCCGCAACGTCCGACCCCTTCTTGGTCTGGAAGCCTTCTGTCGCGGTGGACAGTTCGGCGTTCATCTCGTCCTTGATCTTGGCTAAATCCTCGCCGCTGGTGACGGCCGCGTCCAGGCGCTGCGCGTACTTGGCCTTGATCTCGGCCTGCCTGACCATGAACGTGCGGCTCTCGTCTTCCTCTTTCAGCGCGAGATAGCCACTCGCCGCTTTCTGCACGTCATGTGCAGCGCCAGTCAGATCAACCGCGCCCATGTCCGCAGCGGACGCCTGCCGCCCGCCAGAGATTACGCCTCCGCCAAGCTGCGCGGTGTAGGTTGGGAGTTTAGGCATTTTAGGTCCGCTTAATGCTGTTGTACGACGTGTACGCCTTCGCGCCGCCGCTCAACAGTTCAGTGCCAGCCTTGAGGTAGCCCGAGGTCTGCGCATTCCTACCGCCGAACGTGTCGAGTTGCGCCGTGTTGGCGTAGCCGCGGGCGCGTTGCTCGCCCTGATAGATGGCGTTCTGCTTCTCCAGTTCGCCTTGAGCCGCCACGTCGCCCAGCACGTCGAGCACACTGCCGCTCCCCGCCGCGCCACCTGCCTTGCCCTGCGCGGCACGGATAGATCCCAGCCGCAGGAAGTTCTCACGGTCGATCTGCCCCGCCTGGGCGGCCGCGTCACGCCGGGCGATGTCCGCGTTCTGCGCGTTGATCGTCGAGTTATAGTCCGCCGCCGCCTTCGCCGCGTTGCCTTGCTGAATAGCCCCGATCGCGCCGACTACCGCCGACGCAGCCATAATGAAGGGAATTGCGACTGCCATTTTTGGCCCCTAATTAAACCTTACGTACGCTACGTGGTCTTCGCCCTGCGGCCCGAACGCCCGGAGGATGCCCGGCTCATTCTCAATTCTGAAACCTAGAATGCGCGCCCACCTGTGTCCCTGCGCGAAGTCCGCTCGAACCGTCATCTCGATCCTGCCTTTTAACTTAGCCATTCCTTTTTGCACAGCCCGCGTAATAAACTTCATGTGCGCGCCGGTTTCCTTGTTCAAGTACACCCACGCTATGTGCCGCCCCGGCCATTGCTCCAACGTTCCGCCGCACGCTACTGGATTGCCATCAGCCACTACCGTCCAACTGTTCTGCTTCTCCAACACCAGCAGCGTGTCAACATCAAACGGTGCCGGTTCGCCCTCCGCCAACAACCAAGCCATGTGCCACCGCTTAAACGGCACCAACAGTTTAGTTGTGAACATTTATCTGCGGCATGATCGACAACACCGTTGCCGGGAACGGCCCATCACAGCGCCAATACACTTGACCTAGCCGATCATAGTCTCCCTCAAATCGCTCGCGCACGACACCCGTAAACAGCGGCGTAGCTTCCCCAAAATTAGCACCCCATTTTGTTTCCAACAATTCTGTCAAATTGTCGGCATCCGGGCCGAACCTCAAACCCAGCGTATCTAGCAGCCAGAAGGCGACTGTACTTATCCGTTTAAGCCGACCTTGCGACGTGCCATCCTGCGCCCCGCCTTCCAGCGGCAGCGTCTGCCCGTCGCTTTGGTAGGCGTAACCCAGCGTCACTACAGTCGCGGTCTTGTTCAACGTGATCGTGCCGTTCGTGACCGTCACTGCCGGGTGCTTCGCGCCGTCCGGATAAGGTGTAACAGACTGCCCCTCCAGATGCCACAGCCCTGTGACCGTAGCGCTCGGCGAGCCGTTCGTTACCGTCCAGCCGCAGTCCACGTGGAAGGCGTCTTCCTGCGCGTCGCCGGACTCCCATAGCTTGCTCATGTACTCGATGTAGCGCTTCGTCCCGCCATTGATGTAACGCTTCACGACCATGTAAAGCTCGTCGCGGGTAGCGTCCGGCGAAGGCACGGCGGCGATGCTCTCGACGACCGGAATAACGAGGCTGCCGGAGTCGCTGTAGCCCCCGAGTTCGTGCCGGTGCCAGGCCACCACGTCCTGATCCCGCTCGTACGTGAAGCCGAGCAGCACGCCATCCGAGCGCACCGCCCAAATAATTGCCTGCGGCTGTTCCTGATACGCCAGTTCCGTGATCGATGGGCGGGTGATGTGCTCGGACAGCAGCGTCATGTCCGGCGACTTGAACCCGTCAGCCTCGAACACATAAGCCAGTTCGCGCAACTTGCGGCCGGCGCGCTGAATGAACAGCGTAGCCTTCCCTGCCATTACCGGCGCTGCGTCAGCGCTGCCGTGCTTGGTGGAAGGCTTCGCCGAGATGTTGGTCGGGGTGATGGCTTCGTTCAGTGAGGAAGGTTTGATCTGCCACTCGCTGCGGCTGGTGCCGGCGAGCAAACCCTTCTCGTTCGGCACGAGCCACTTGATCGCATTTACGTCGTCGGCGTTAAGCGTGAACGCTACCGCGTTGTCGTCAGCCACCGTGCCGTCGGTCGCGGTCGGAGTGAAGTCCGTGTAAAGCCCGACCTTCGATCCATCCAGTCGTTGCGGCGTCGTCGCGGCGCCAGCGAGGAACAACCGATCGTCATAGAACGTGCCGACCGAAGGCCAGCCGGTCGTGTCTGACCAGACGCCCATGCGCCAATTGGTCTTCGCGCTGACGTTGGTCAGTGTCAAAAGCACCGTGACAGTCACGACCGTTGTATTGGTGAACGCCGTGACCAGCACATAACCCCAGGTCGTGCCCTCCCGGATGCGTATGAGCCGCCCTACGTCCGTTGACGCAAAGCCCGCGCCGCCGTTGATCCCTGTGACTGCGGACGCGGTGAGGGTGACGCCCGTACCTGTCGCAGCGCTCGGCGTCAGCGTCGTGGTAGTTGTGTTCAACGAACCGTACGGCCCGTCGATAAAGCTGACATCCGATAACGTCCACGACAGAGCGGAAGCGCGCACCAGCTTCTGTGGCGGGTGATCCGGGTGGAAGATGAACAGCGTATCGGCCGACTGTGTGATGCGAATATCGGGCAGTTCTGCCTCAGTGAACGCTGTGGCGACTTCCAATATCTCGGACACCGTGCCGGCGGAAGACCACGTGCCGTAGGCGGTGCTGTCAACGTAGGTCCCGCCCGAGTCCTTCAACTTAAACGTGTTCGCCCCGGCGTTCAGGTCAGACACCACGAACTCGCGGTTGTTGATCTGTGTCATGCCGACTGCACCGGCGATATACACTCGGTCAGCGTTGGCGTAGGTGTCCGCGCCACTATACGTGAGCACAGCTTGTGCGGCGTTAGTAACGCCTGTGATGTTCTGCGCGGTTTGCGTCAGGATGCCGTGGCTGGTGTGAAACCGAATGTACTGGTAGCCGAACTCCAGGATGTAGGTCTGCGTGACCGAATACTGGAACGGGAAAAGACGACATTCCTTGTCGTGATACTTGGCCTGCTGGAGATAGGCGGTGCCGGGGCGGCGCGTCCACGCACCCTGGGTGAGCGGGATGCCATTGAGGCAGACATAGAGCCCGCTGGCATACTTGGCGATGTCCTGCCGCCCGAGCATGAGGGCGCTCAGTTCACCAGCGTTGACCGTGTTCTGAATGAGTGCGGCTTTGGCCACGTTACCTCCGAGCGGCCAGCCAGCTGTCTTCCGGGAACTCCTGCGCTTCTTTCTCGATCGCGCCCACGCGCTTCGCTTCGGCGATGTCGGTCTTGTAATCTTCCCGCAAGCTCTCTTTGTCGCCCGTGCTGTCTGCGATCTCACGGCTGCACTCTAAGGCGAGGCGGCCGGCGAAGGTTTCGCAGAACAGAGAGTCAAAGTAGTTGGGGTCGGTGATGCGCGCGATGTACTTGATTTCGAGCGGCGAGGCGTCCGACGAGAGGATGTATAGCCCCTCGATCTTCCAATCAACGTGGGCGCCGGACTCGTCATCGCGGATTAGCCGGATGAAATCGTTGGGCAGGCTGTAGCGCTTCCACGTATTGAGGATCGTTTCGTCAGTCGAGTCCGCCGCGATGGAGGCGCGCTTGATGGCGAAGCTCCACGGGTAGCGCCGAAGCTCGGCGTCGCGCACACGCTCGTACGCCGCGTTCATCGAGCGGGCGTTGGGGTGATCCTGCGTGAGGGCGGAGATTCGCTTCGCGCCCAGCTTTTGCAGGGCGCGATTGGCGATGCTGACATCAGATACGGCCATCGCCGGAACCTCCGTTTATTCTGCTTCTATATCGAGCGTGATCCCGATGGTGTTGTCGACAGCCAACGGCGTCCACGCGGCAAGTGCGCGTAGCACAACAGTAAACTCGCGCTGTGCCAGAGTCTGTCCCTCGAAGCTGAAAAAGTAGCCGACGGGGAACGGCGCTTGCAGTACCGGCGTTGCCAGTGGTTGCACCAAATGCGCCATAACAGCTTGGGATTGCGACGTGCCGGCCGCAACAGTGCCGAGCGGGCCTGTCCATCCGGTGTCGTCGAACCGGAACTGCGCAACAGCCTTCGCCCGCGTTGCCGCAGTGATGGGGTGAGTTACGTTGTCACCAACCGCCGCCGGCGCATCAGGCGTCCGGAACAACAGGATTTCCATGTCGGAAGCGGTGGTCACAACGTTGCTTGACGCGGCCGTCAGGTCGATCTCGGCGGACACAATGCGCCCGCGCGTGAAGCCCGACATGTCAAACGTCGCGCGAACGACCGAACCTGCGGTTTGGTGGTTGCTGATCTCGTCGCCAGCGGCATAGGCACCGGCAACGCAAGGGACTACAATCGCGCTGCGCATCCGTAGCACTTTGCCTATCATGACTTACCTCCTACGATGCAGCCGTTGCAGGCCACAGCTTTGCGGTTTCGAGGCGCTGTTCGATGAATTTCAGGTAGGCCAACAGGCGCTGCTTACCCTCTTGCCCGACGAACACTGCGTCGTCATAGTTGAACTGGCAAACGCTGGAGTTGTCCAGCGTGCCGCCAGTAACGTCAAACACGACATCGCTGCCGATCAATTGCGGACCGTCAACTGCGGCGACTTGAAGCGAGGCTACTGCCATGTGAAAATCTCCTTTAAGTGCAGACGGTTGCCGTTAGCGCGGCTTGCACGGTAGCCTGTGCGGGAAACCCGCCAGCGCCTTCATGGCCCGCACCGTAACGCTGGAGGAACAACTGCATCGCCGCTACAATCTCGGCGTTCGTCTTCACCGCAGTCAGCAGCAAAACCATGTTCGGTCCCAGCGACACCGCAACCGGCGTAAGCGTGCCGCCGGCGTCCATGCCGTAGGCGCCCCCTGCGTTTGGCAGGGGAAACGTCGTGGTCGTGCCCGCCGACGGGGTGATGCCTTTAAAATCGGTTGGAATCGCCATGCAGCCCTCTTATGAAAAAGGCCCAAGGGCCGAAGCCCCTGGGGAGATGCCTGCCTTATTCCGGCAGAACGTAGTCGACTTCCATCAGCGTGTTGACCGCCGTGCCGATGACCGTGACAACCGTCGCGGCGATGTCGAATTCGGCATCACTGGTCGCACCGGCGGCATCGATCGCAGTGGAGAACGCAGTGGCGAGACTGGATTGCCGCAACGGCGTGGTGTACACCGTGACAGTATCCGCCTTTTTGCCGATATTTGCCGCACCCATCACGAAGGCTGCTGCGAAGCAGTCCGCGTCAATGACGGCACCATCCGGACGATACAGCCCGATGTCAACAGCGCCGGTCGAGCTGGTCGGGTTGGTGACGCGGACTTCCAGCACGCGGGCGCGCGCCGGAATACGAACGAACGTATACCACTGGCCGGTCGTGGCGCCGACGAAACTCGTCGAGGCCAGATAGCCTTGCGCCGTGCGGATCACACCGCCTTTTTTGAGGGCGTTGACCTTTACTGCCGGGACGGCAGATTGGTCGGTTACAACTTGAGAGCTTGAAACGAGTGCCATGTCATGTTCTCCTTAGATCTGGTCATCGCACGAGATGCGGATTTGCTTCCCGAGCTGCGTGCGGGTTGCGCCGAGAGTCATGGCGAGGTAGACCTGGGTCGCGTAGCTCTTGTCTGCGCGCGGACCGATCTCGGCCTTGACATCGTTCCACACGCCCAAGTGCATACCGCTCTTGAGCCACAGCGGAACCAGTCGGTCGCCGGAAGTGATGGCCAGGCGCTCGGTGAGGATGAAGTCCACCCCCATGAACCGCTTGACCTTGCCGTCCACCAGAACCGCGCTGTTACCGTAGTCCTTGTTGGCGACTTGCACTTCTTTCAAAAGCGCGTCGTGCTCGTAGGCCGAGATCGCGCCAAACACGGGCTCGTTCAACTCGCCCTTGTTAGCGGTCATCAGCTTGCGGATACCACTTTGCAGCTTGGCGACGTTCAGGCTGGACGCCGTTCCGCCGACCGTGTTGGCCACGTCGTAGGTGCCGGTGCCGAGGGTGCCGAAGGTTTCGGAAGTCGTGCCGTTTTCACCGGTGTAGTTGGTGCCGAAGATGGCCGTCAGGATGATGTCATCCTTGACGCGGTTCATCGCGGCGGCGCCAGCCATCGCGTACGGGCTGGTCAGCTCGATGATCGCGCGCAGACGATCCTGGTTGTCGATCAACGACGCCCATTCGTAGTCGCTCGGGAACACCCAGCGTTTGTCTTGAGACAGATCCAGAAGCGGAGTGTCAGCGTGGCGGCTGGTGCGTTGCACCGCAGTCGCAGAACCGAATTGCTCGACGGTGCTCGCGGCCTTGCCAACGTAGGAACCGACAGTTACCGCGCCAGCGAGGCGCGAATCGGTTTGCTGAAGCAGAAGCTCGACATTGGCCTTGTACTGCTGGACCGATGCGACGGTGATGTTATCAGGCATTGTAGCCTCCAAGTGTTTGATTACAAGTCAGTTTGTCCAATCTGGCTGGACTTCGCCGGCTTGTCCCAAACCTCGGGGGCCATTAGAATTGCCGCTGTGCGGGGGCTTTCACCTTGTCCGCGCGGTTCTCCTACACTTCAATGATACCACAACTATTTCTTTTTCACCGGCAGGTGTAAAGTGTCGTGCCCTTCCGGAGCCTTTGTCTCGGAAATTATCCAATTAAACCATATGTTTGCAGCGAGTTCGATCCCCGCCGCCCAGCCGTCGTGATGGACGGCCGGGTAGTGGGCGGCGGCCTCGATGCAGCGCAATCTTATCTCGCGGGTGTCCATGGGCTACCCGGGGTACATGATGGCGAACAGTTTGGTCTGCTTCTCTTGGGCGACCTTGTGCCCGGGGTGCGATTTATCCGTCAACGCCTTCACGTTGTTCGGGTCCATCTTGAAGGCGTCCCACTGCGACTTCGCTTCCGCCGGCGTCAGTTGGCCTTCGAAGTTGGTGCCTTTGCCCGCCGTCACCAGGCCGTCTTCGCCCAGCTTGGCGCCAATGTCCGCGAACATCTTGTAGGTCTTGGCATAGCCGACTTGCTTCTCTACCGCGTCGATCAGATCCGGAGTAAAGCCCAGCGACGTTGCCGCGGTCTTCGCCCGGTTCATCATGCGGTCGTGGCCGCCCTTCCATTCGTCGAGCAGCGCCTGCTTGTCGGCGGCGACATTAAGGTTGTAATCCGTGGCTTGCTGTGCCAGATCAGCAAGCTGCATGGCGTTGTATTCCGCCACCAGGATCTTCGCCTGCGCGTCCGTGACGCCCGCTTTGTGCAGCACGCCCTGCATGCTCTTGGCGAAGCCTTCGTTGACCTGCGTCTCTTTCGGCAAGCCGACCTTCATATCGTACTTGTCGGGCGAATCTGGCAGCCCGAGCTTGGTGAACAGCGCGCGCATGCCCTCGGGGTCGTCGGCGCGTGGCATCTGCAGCAGCGTGGTCGGGTCACGCCCGATCAGCTTCTCAGCGCCTTGGTAGCTTTTGATGACGTCACCCGGGCCGGTCCAGCCCTTGTTGGTGACGTAGCCGACAGCCTCGGGGTCGGTCAGGCCGTGCCAAGGAGGTGTAGCTAGCGCGGCAGCAGTCGTAGTCGTTGTGGCTACAGTCGCCGCGTCGGTCGTAGTCGCTGCAGCAGTGGTTGCTTCGGTCATAGTCCTAGCTCCTTTAAACCTTCAATGAAATCATCGGGATGCAAACGCTCCATACAAGCCGAATCGCCGTATGCACAAAAACGAAAATCTTGGCGACTCATTCTCCAATTCGATTGGCAACCGGTGCACTCCAAGTTGCGAGGACCGACATAGCGGATCTTGTAGTGCGGATCGCCGCGGCGCGCGACGTAACGGTGCTTCGGCAGCGTCGCGCCCATCGCGTAGATGATGTTGGTGTCGGTCGTGCCTGCCAAGTGCAAGGTGCCGCCGTCTACCCCGACCACTGCCGAGGCGTAGCCGCACAGATCGCGCAGGCCAAGCAGCGTGGTCTTCTCCCGCATATCTAAGCACTTACCTCTTGTAGTGGCCGGGAGTTTGGCCACTTCGTCAATGATGACAATCGGCGTCAGCGTGCCGGCGGATTCTGCCTGAGTGTGGCTTGCCTTTGTGCCGACCAGAACTGGCAGATACCCTTGGTCGTCCGCCCACTCAATAACTGGAGCCATGACGCTTGCGCGGAACAGTTTGTTTTCCGAAGTCGCCCCGACTGGGAAAACAACGTAGCCTGGCGCGCTGCCAAGTAGGGCGATCGACTGCAACCCCAGCGGCGCTCTGGTTGGGTAGTTGCGCTCGTACATACTCTCGGGGCGCGAGTCCAACAGGCAGCCGAAGGTGTAGTCAACCATGTGGACGCGGTTGCGGGTATGCGTATTGAAGGGCATCTGGTTCAGCGCCACGTGGCCGCCATCCCAGTTTTCCCGTTCCGCCTTCTTCATCGGGAACGTCTTGAAGTCCTTGATCTCGAAGTTGCCGTAAGGCTTCAGCAGGTGCGCCAGCAGATCCATCTGCCACGGCGGCGCCCACACCCGCATCTCAGTGAAAGGGTTTTCCCGGCGGGCAACGATGATCGCCGGCAGGGAGGTGATTACGTCACCGAGGGCTCCGTGATTGAGCACGAAATTCATCGGCAAGCCGTCGTCCAGCAGTTTGTTGTCGCGGTACACTAAGCATCTCTCCCGTCGTAAAGGTTCCAGAGTTCGGCTTCGGTCATGCGCAGGTGTTGCTGGATTCGCAACCAGACTTCGCGCCGGCCTTCAGCCAGCGCGTGCGCCCGGTCGTTCTCGTGAAAGGTTGACTTGTTCGCCCGGCAGAACTCCGCCAGGTCGCGTAGCACGTTGTCCGCCAGCGGGCCTTTGAATGTAGTTTGATAGGCGTAGCGGCGCGTTGCCAGCCACAGTCGCGCCTTCTCAATCGCCTCGCTGCGGGTCAAGCCTTCACCACCGTCAGGGTCATCCGTATTTCCATGATGATGTTGTTCAAGTGCTTCGCTTTCCACTCAAGCTCGGGATCGGCTAGATCAACCGAGGGATCAAAAGAGTATTGTAGCTTGGAATTGAGTTCAAAGTCAACATCTAAATACTCCCCGAAGGGCGTACGAATCGCCCCAACCTTGCGCCCTTCGCCTGTGTAGCGCTTCGACAGCATGACCAGCGTCGCGGGAATGATGGGTCGATAGTGCGTCGGATCGCCCAAGAACGAGTCATGCCGCGGGTGCGGCACCACCACCGTCACTTCAGCGCCGTGCTTGCAGACGCGGTATAACTCACGGAGAAAGTGAAAAAACGCCTCCCCCGGCAGATGCTCCATGACATGCGACGCCAGTGCCCCGTCGATCGAGTTATCGTCCCAGGGCCACGGGTCGCGGCCGATATCGATCCGAACGTCCGGATCCACTTCCGACTGAAGATCCACATTGACGTAGCCGGGCAGCTTGCGCGGCCCGCACCCGAGGTTAAGCAGCAATTATTTCCCCGCCCCGGCCATACCGCCCATAGTCTTCATCACGCCGGCAGCGGCCGGTGCCGCGTCTATCATCTGCTGGGTTTGCTGCGCTTTCGCGCGGCCGTCGCGGATCTGCGCCACGTCGTCCAGGGCGCGTGTCCACGACGTTGGCGCCCCTTGAATGTCCAGAATCTCAGGCATCGCCACGTCGAAGTTGAAGAAGTCCAGCGGCGACGGATCGCCCGTGTTCTTGGCGTAGTTCGCCGCCACGTCTAGCGCCCGCATGAAGCCGGCCGCTTTCTCAGCGCGCTGCATGCGCGACATCGGGCTGTCATACTCGATGTGATACTCGGCCGCTTCGGAGTCCCGCAGGATGGAAGGCAGATCGCCCACCAGTCCCTGCTGGAACATCAGGTCAAGCTCGCGCTCGATCAGCCGCCCAAGGAACTCGGCCTGCAAGCGCCCGGCGGTCGGCGCGATCAACATGCCTTTCTCGCGCGCACGCTCCAGCACTTCGGTCGCGGTCATCTGCGGCGTGTCGATCAGGATCTGGAACAGCGTGATCAGGAACGCATCGTTAATGACGGTGCGCTCCATCTCCATCAGCTTGTCGCCGATCGCCAGGTTGCCGGTCGGCAGCGCGTGGATCAGCGCCTTGCCGTCAGCGTTCACCCCGCCGGGATTCAGGAAGCCGGGCTTCAGACTGAAGTTGCCAAGGTTGCCGTCGTCGTGCGCCAGCAGGACCGGATCGACAATGCGATGGCCCTGCTTCAGTATTGTTTTCTTTTCCTCGTTCAGCACCTTGATCGCAGGCAGCACCCACTGCGCCGGGCCGCGACCGTAGACTTCGCCGGACGCTTGGGTGTAGCGCGCGGTCGGGAAGGGGAAGCTGTTGTAACCGCTCTCGCGGATCAGTTCTTGCGTCTGCACGAAGACGTAAAGCGAGGCGAACTTCATGCCCTTGCGGTCGATGCGGCGCGGGTCGTGATCGGCGCGCGGATAGACGCAGTGCAGGATTTCAAACTTCTTCTCAGCCTGCTGCGGGTTCTTGACCGCCTCTGTCACAGCCTCGGGCACAGAGTCCTCGCTCGAAGCAAATTGCTGTATAATCTGGCGCGCAGTGAGATGGAACGAACGATAGATCGTGTCCACTATGCCCGCGTGGTTCTCGACGAAGTACGCTTCGCCAAGATGGATGTTGCGATAGCGTAGACCTTTTTGATCTTCGGGCTGGTCAACGTACATAACCCCGTTGCCGTAGACGCCCAGGCCAAGATAGACTTGCTGGCTGTTGCCAACGAAGTTTGCTACCGGGCGGTAGCGATAGCTGAACAGGCGCTCGTTCAGGTCGTCGAAGAACAGACGCACGGCGCGGTTGCGCTTGAGCATCTTGTCCGCCGGGACCAGCCGGTGCCACGTGTTTGACTGAGGTGTGGCCAGTGACTCGATCACGCTGGCGAAGCGCTGTGCCGCGATGCTTACCGTCGCGTCATACTGCAGTTCGGTTTTCTTCTGGCCGGGTGTGCTGTGGACGTTACCGTGAACGCCCTGAAACGAGTTACGATGCGCCGGAACGATCAGCGACGCCGCTTCTTCCCATTGGGTGTCCCAGCCACTGCGGTCGGTCTTAAGTGTCCCGAACTTCTGGATATGGAACTGTGTCCGTTCGCTCACGGCTTATCCAAGTAATTCATTGCTTGCGGCGCGCTTCTTCGGGCTGCCGAGGGTGCTGCCACCAAGGGGTGTAATCCCGCCCGCCGTCGCGCGAGCGCGCAACAAGTCTTTGCGGGCGATGTCGCCGGAAGCATCTCTCTCGGCCGCCAACGGGGCTGCCGCGGCTATGGGCGCGGGCGCCGCGGAAGGCGCGCTCCCGAAGATACCGCCAAACATGCTACCGACCGAACTGACTGCGCCGCTCATTCTGTTTGTCCATTTATCGCTGCGCGAACAACTGACCGCTGCTTCGGCCCCGTGTTCATGCGCAGGCGTTCCATCTTGAAAAACCCAGGGTTCAGTAACTGCACGCCCTCGGGCACCGTGACCGGCGGCAGCTGCGCCATCTCTTGCTCAAGCCGTGCCGCCACGATTTCGCTGCGCTCCACTGCCTTCATCCCAACATCTCAGCCGACGCGCTCTTGCGCTCTTTGGACTTCAACAGGCCGCGCTGGTACTGATCTTCCTCGGCCATGATGCCACCGGCCGCTATCGTCGAAGCCCGACCCCGCGCCTTGGAGTCCGCGATCGCCGCGCGCTCGGCATCAAGCCGCGCCTGCCGCGCAACGGAATCGTTCGCCGGGTTCACCGGGACTACTTGCGGGGCTGGTGCGCCTCCGCCGAATAAGCCTGCCATTGGAAAATCTCCCTCTACCTCAATTCTATCACGCCTCCCCCATCCACGAAGATACCCCCTCGACCACGCGCCCGCCGGCTCGCTTGTCATCGCGCCGCGGCGGGTTGACCTCGAAGGTGCAGGCCAGGGCGTCAGCATCGTCCGGTGACGGCACACCCCGCGCCTGCAGCACCTCTTTCGTTTCGAGGATCTTCTTGTTTTCCTCGCGCCCGCTCCACTTCCAGCCGCGGTTGGTGAGCTGGTATGACAGCGACCCCTTCTCGCCGTCGTCGCGCTCAATCATTGCGCCAGGCAGCCAGTCGCGCACGCGCCCCCACAACTCGGCGGCATGGGTGGCGAACTCTCCTTCCTTCTTGTCGGGCGACGCCCCGAACTTGACTTCGTGCAACCGGCCCTGCGTCTTCTTTCGCTTCAGGATGTCGATGACCCCGGTGCCCATGCCGAAGTCGATGCAGATCGCATCGGGCCGGAACTTCTGGTCCAGCTCAATAATCTTTGCCGCGATCTGCACATTGTCCTGCCCCTGCCACACGCCACGGGTCGCAGCGCCGCAGCAGTCCCGGGCGTTGCGCCCCTGCCGGAAAGCCCACGCCGTCCTGCCGCGGGGCGCCGGGTCCACGCCAAGGATCAGCGGCTCGCCATAATCCTGGAACAGCGCGTTCTGCTGGGCCGCGCGAACCGCATCCCATGGGATGAATTGATCTTCGGACGTGCGGGGCGGCAAGCCCATGATCTCGACGCGCACGAAGTCCGAGTCGACTCCATAATTCTCGATCTGCCCCTCGACAACGCCTTGGTCGATGCCCTTCATGCCTTGGGTGGACAGCGTGCGCAAACGCCAGCCTTTGCCCGCCACCGGGTCGTTGAACAGCTCGAAGAAGCGTCCCTTGCGGCTCCGCATTTGGGACGCCGCCATCCAGTAGCGGTAGGCGTTTTCCTCGGTGAAGAACCCCTCCGACACATTCCATATCGGCGACGGGATGCCGCTGGCCTCGTCGAACAGTAGCATCATGCCGTACGGGTTGTGCGCGCCGGCGAAAGAGTCCGGGTTGTCTTCACTCCACGTCTGCCCCGCGACGTACCAGTAGCGCGGGTCTATGCCGAGCCCGCCTTCCTCCGGCAAGCGCTTGACCAACTCGACGAGCCAGGGGGCGGGCGTGATCCGCATCGTTTCCTGCACCCACCAGTGGCTGTTGATTGCGCTGCCGAACCAGGTCGCAAACTCAGGAAAGGTCTTCGCGCGCAACTGCGCTTCCGTGTTGGCCGACACAATGCAGGGCGCCCCGATGCGCGTGCTGGTGAACCAGAGCGACCCCATGCCAAACAGGGCGGTCTTGCCCGGGCCGCGACCGCTCGACACCGCTTCCTTGAATACCTTGGCGCGCAGGTCGTTCTCGAGAGCGAACACGTTGTTGCGCGTGTGCTCGCCGATCGCATCCAACTCCTTGAGCTGCCAGTCGCGCGGACCGTTGATCTCAGCGAAGGGCGTCCCGGCGCGGCCCCAAGGGAGCGCGTAGAACACGAAGCCCACCGGGTCGTTCTTCAGCGCCAGGATTTGCGTGAGGATTTCCGCCTCTGCGGCCATGCTCCCAATCATTTAATTCCTTTGTGGGTTGTCTCCGGTGCGGGTGCCTTTCAGGCACACCCGCTAAACCGGAGGATGGTGAAACCGGAGGAAACCGGAGATCGGCGGAGATTCATTAATTAATTATTCCGTAATTATTTTTTATATATTTTCGCGTGGAGTCAGCCTCTACGTGCCTCGCAGGGGGTTTTCGCCAGCAATTCCGCCCCCCGCCCCCCGGCACGCCCCCCTTGCGAAAAATCGATCTGGCCCAGGCGTAAACGCATGATGCAGTGCGCATTTAACAGACTATCCATTATGCGCACTAGCGCCTGGTTATGCACATAAGATCAAGGGCTTGCGTGCGTACCCTAACATATTATGCTGCTGCAGCTGAAAAGCGGCCATTGATTATAAAGGGTAATGTGTTGATTGTGCAGCGCACTCATAACAGGCCGGCCAGGAATGCACGCTCAACAGTTCCGGCGCCTTGATCTGCGGATTGCGCGTGCGTGATAGCGGGCGCTAACTCACTATTATTATCCGTATGATCCGATATGTTAGTGAGTGCTAACCTATCGTGTTCAATAACTCTGCCAGACTGCGCAGCAATTAACCGCGCGTTAGCGTCTTGAATAATTCGCGTTAGGTCGATCGTCTTGACGTTCACATCGACTTGCGACTTGTCGCCATACATCGCAGGGTTACGGATCCGTGCAGCCCATTTGAGCGTATCAATGAGCACGCGCGCTGCTTGTGGATCTTCCATCGGTCCGCGCGCGTTATCCAGCGCCTCATCCATAAACGAATCAGCAGACGCCGCGCGCGCCTCATCCCAAGCGGCTTTGGCGCCCGGCACGCTCAACTTGTAATCACTGACGTGATAGCGGTCTAAGCCTTCGCGCGCCAGCATGGTCTTGATTAGGTCGCCCGCAGCAAGGCCCGCGAGTAGTCTTGGCCAAGCTTCAGCAATGCGCGCGCGCTGTTCTGGATTCATGCCTACAGTCTACCACGGCGCCGGCGCGCAACCTTTCGAAGATCGCCATGGGTTTTGATGGGCATCCGTTTTCTTCTGTGTATACTACACACAGAAGGAAAAGCGGAGATTATGCCAAATCGCCTAAATCTCCGGTTTTGCAATCTGTGTATAATCAACAGTTTAAGCTCATTTCACCGGAGGAAACCGGAGGAAACCGGAGGAAACCGGAGAACCGGAGAACTGATAAGAATCAATGACTTGAAAAAGCGGAGAATTCACAATCTACGAAAATAATGAGTTAACTACATGATTATAAACGAATCACGCGAAAAACGGCCATTGATTATAAAGGGCTTTTTTCGTATATAAGCAAATGCTAAAGCGGAGATTTCTTAACACAATGCGGACTAAATGTAACAATTCGGTTAATTATCCGCTTGAATTATCTATCCGCTTGATTCCAAAGGGAAATAAATATTTAACTAATTAACACTGAACCTATTGACAATTAAATCGGACTTAATTATGATTGCATCGTGGTTAACTTAAAAGGAACAGCAAACATGACAACCAAGCACACGCACGCCGTAGTATTCGGTCGCAAGATTGCGGATTGCCCGCGCTGCGCTGAGCTGGCCGCTGGCGCGGCGCCTATCAAATGGCGCAGCACGATACGCGCCGAGCAAGACGCGCGGCGTATTGCCGATATACGTGCGCACGATTGCAAAAAATCCGGATGCGGTGTAGTTTGCACTGCATTTGACTGGTAGATTAAATTTAACTTAAAAGGAACAGCGAAAATGAAAGCAAACAATGTATTCCGGAATTTCATGATCCTGTACACCATTTTAGCCGTATACGTGTCGGTCCTGATATTCCTCAATTCGGCCCATCTTTGGAAATAGCGCCTAGCCTTGAGCCGTCAGGCTCTTGAGTAGACGTTAAGACCGCGCGCACGCGGACCGTGCGAGTACTTGCAAGGGGTAATAAAATGAAACTCCCACCTATCGGTGAAATAGCCAAGCTCTTAACCCAGTTGAAACCTGATATCGGCGACGATTACCGCGCGTCCGATGATCCCGAAGACAGCACGCCGGGCATGCAGGTAACAATCGGCGCCGATGAGACCGGCGCATGGTCCTATCAAACCGGCGACAATTCTTATACCGGCGGCGCCTATGGCATGCCGTACTGGGGCGTCATTAGCTTGTACCGGCGCAGCAACTGCCGGGACCTGGCGCGCGATGCAGTTGATCAAATCGCGGAATTGCAATCATGCTAACCTTTACAGTCCTAGATGAAACCAATACCGCGCGGGTTACGTGCTCAGATCCGCGGCCCAATACGTACCACGTGCAAAGCTTCGACGTGCTGAACGAGCCGCGGGATATCGCTAACTGTATTGCACGGTACGCGCGCCAGCGCCAGATGCCGCTACCCCTGGTGCAAGTGTCTACGGTGTACCCTGCAGGGCGTGCACTCTATAAGGAGGCGCAAACATGAAAGAAAACTACAAAGGTTTAGTTATCAGGCTGGAACATGATCAAGACTGCGAAAGTCCGCTTGAGTATGACGAGGGCGTGTTTATCACGTACAACAAGCATGCGCGGGAAGGGTACGGTAACACGCCACTGGATCAAGATGAACACGAGGAACTAGGCGCGCGGATAGCGGCCGGGGAAGTCCTGGGTTTGCCCGTGTTTGTGTACTCGCATGGGGGCGTAGCAATGAATACAAGCGGGTTCTCTTGTCCTTGG